ATCCATTAACAGTGGAAGAGGCTTTTCTTAATACACATTCAGCAAGATTTGATATAGCATTACTGAACGCACAAAGATCAAGAATACTATCCAGCAAAGATTTTAGAAGTCAAATACAAAGTGGATACTTGGATTGGGAATTAGGTGAAGAAGATTTTAGAGTTAAGTGGAGACCACACCCAAATGGTCCATATAAAATATTAGCACATCCCATGCCAGAATTTAAGAATTTAGATATAGGTGGCGTGGATTCTTATGATCAAGATAAAGCTGGAGCATCTGATTCTTTGGGTAGTGCGATAATTTATCGTAGATTTGCAAATGTAGATATTCCTTGCGATTATGTCGTAGCAGAGTATACTGACAGACCTTCTAAAAAAGAAGATTTTTGGGACGGTGTATTAAAACTTGCAGTTTATTATAATTCTAAAATGCTAGTTGAGTACACAAAGATAGGCATATTAGATTATTTTAAACGTATGAATGCCTTGAAATATTTAAAAGAAAAACCAGAGTCAGCACACAACCCTGGTTCTAAAACAAGGAATAGATATGGTGTGCATATGAACAAACAGATTAAGTCTTTACTTGAAGATTTAATTGATGATTATATAAGAGAAAATATTGAAGATATTTGGTTTTTGGATTTGATAGATGAACTTGCTAATTATGGATTACAAAATACAGACCGAGCTATGGCTTTTGGATTATGCTTAATACATAATATAGACAACTACAGAATACAAGTAACTGAAAAAGAAGATAAAAAAGATTTAGGTTTTAAATATTATAAAATGGGATACAAAGGTATACCGATGCAATTAAGTTAAATATGAAGAATAATTACACATCAATGCCTGCGTTAATAATACCAGAGGAAGAAAAAACTCCTGAATGGTGTGAGCAGGTTCTAGACTCAATAATTAGTTTTATGTCTTATGATGGAAACAACTATGAAGAAGGAAGAGCTAAAGACATAAGAAATTATCAAATATATAATGGTCAACTAAATCAAGATGACTATGCTTATATTACAGAACAATATGGATTAACATATCCAGCTAGACTTGTAAACTATCCCATCATCACACCTAAAATAGATTTATTAGTTGGTGAGTCTTTACGTAGACCTTTAGATATGAAAGTATCTACAGTAAACAAAGAAGCTGTTTTAAGAAAACATGATTTCAAGGTTGGTCTTATAATGACAGATTTGTTGAAAGAGATACATCAAGAGTTTGAAGAAACACAAGGTATAAGAATTAAAGATCAAGGTAAGGGTATAGCTGTTCCAGAAGATATAGAAACTTATATGAAATATAACTATCGTGAAATGGTAGAAGAGGTAGCGCAAGATGGTTTAGAATATATAATTAATAGATATCACGTTAAAGATATTTTTAAAGAAGGGTTTAGAGATTTATTAGTAACAGGTAAATCCTTTTATAAAACTTACATTAAAAATGGTGATCCATATGTAAGGCGTGTAGATCCAAGAACTATTGTTTTTGATGGCGCTTCACATTCTGATTACCTAGATGATGCTAGCTGGGTGGGTGAAGAAAGATACATGACTGTAAATGAAATCAATGATGAGTTTAAAGAAGATCTTACAGAAAGCGATTTAGTTGAGCTGGATAAAATGAGAAATCTTTATGGTGGTTCTCCTGACTTAAAATATTATAATAGTTCTTTTGATTGGATAGATGCTGGATATGGTAAAGAAACTAGAATACGCGTGGTATCTTGTGAGTGGAAATCTTTAAGAGCATTGAAATTTAAAGTATCAGATAATAAATATGATCCTAATAGACCATTTAGAAAGCTAGTAAAAGATACTTATAAAGCTAGAAAAGGAGAAACTGTTGAAGTTAAATATGTAGATGACATATGGCAAGCTACAAAAATTGGTGGTAAGATTTTAGTAAACGCTACAAGAAGAAGTAATCAGGTAAGAAGTGTTGATGATCCTGGAACCACACCATTGTCTTATGTAGGTTGTATATATAATAATACAACAGGTAAACCTATATCATTAGTTGATTTATTAGATAATATTCAAATGTTATATAACATAGTAATCTATCAAATAGAACTAGCTATGGCAAGATCAGGTGGTAAGGCTGTAGTATACGATGTATCTCAGCTGCCCACAAATGCAGGCATGGATATACAAACAGTCCTTTATCATTTAAAGACTGATGGTATTATACCTATAAACTCCAAAGATGAGGGTAATCAAATTAGTTCATTTAATCAGTTTCAGCAAATTGACTTTACATTATCACAATCTGTTCAGCAACTAATTAATTTAAAAATTATGTTAGAAGAAATGGCTGGACAAATATCAGGTGTTAGTAGACAAAGAGAAGGGGCTGTAGGGCAATATGAATATGTGGGTAACGTACAAAGAAGTGTGGTGCAATCAGCAACAATCACTGAAAGCTGGTTTCAAGCACACTCTGAAGTTAAGCAAAGAGTTTTTGAAAGACTTTGTAATCTTATGAAAATATGTTGGGCTGGTGGTAAAAAAGCTGGTATGATTTTAGGAGACGGTGCATATAAATTTTTAAATGTTTTACCTAATATAGCATTACAAGATTTTGGTGTATATGTTGGAGATAGTGGTAAAGATGATGCAATGAAACAAGTTGTTCAACAATTATCACAAGCAGCATTACAATCAGGAAATGTGGATCTGCTTAATGTTATAAAAGTGTTAAAAGCTGATACCATGACTGAAGCTGAAAAAGTTTTAGAGCAGGGTATGGAGCAGATGAAACGTATGCAAGATCAGCAACAACAAATATTAATGCAACAGCAACAAATGGCTCAACAAGCTAAGGAAGCTGAAATACAACAACAATTAGCATTAAAACAAGTTGATAATGATGCTAAAAAAGATATAGCTAATATAGAGGCTGAAACTAAAATAAAAATTGCTAAGATGCAAACAGATGCGCAGCGTGATATTAATGATGCAAAAGAATCTTCTGCTATGATAAAAAAGGTGGCAGATTCAGAATTAAGAATGAGAGAAAAAAATCAAGAAACCCCTGAAACAACTGTTGGTGAAAAAACAGCAAGACAAGAGCTTGACAGGGCAGTTCAAGATATTTAAAAAATTATTATCTTTGCATTTGGGAACAAAAAATTAAATTAATATGGCAAAAGAAGAATCAAAAATAGTAGAAGCTGTTGAACAAGCAACAGAAACAGAAACACAAGAAACACCACAAAATGAAAGTGATGAAAAGTTTAATCCATTGGCTTTTGCTTCCGATAAACCGATTTCTGAAGAATCAAAAGAAGAAGAGACAACAGAAAATACTGAGGGAAATACAGCTGAGTCTACTGATGGATCTGAAGAAAAATCACAAGAAGAGGAGGGCTGGTCATGGAACAAAGATGAAGAAACTACAGAGACTAGTAAAGAAGAATCCTACAATTGGGAAGGTGAAGAAAAAAAGGAAGTTGAAAGCAATGAGCAAACAAGTTCTGAAATAAACTGGTCTGATGTTTCTAAAGAATTAGGAATAGAGGGTGCAAGTAAAGAAGAAATTATTAACACATTAAATGATTTAGCACAAAGACCAGAGGTTGATACGTCTAACACTCAGGTGGTTCAACTACAAAAATTTTTAGCATTGAATGATAGAGATTTAGTAGGTGAAGAACTAAAAGCTAATGGCATGGATGATGCAGAAATTGAGGAGTCACTAGACAAGCTAGAAGACTCTGGTATGCTTAAAATCAAAGCTAAAGAAGTAAAAAAGGTTATTAACAATGCAATTGAGTCGCACACTAATACCTTAAAAAAACAACAGCAAAGTGCAGCTTCTGCACAAAAAGCTAATGCAGAAAAAGCAAAAAAAGAATTACAAAATACAATCAAAGACATGAATGAGTTCATGGGCGGGAAGGTGACAAAAAAACAGAAAGAAGAAGTATATAGATATGCAACAAGTAAAATGATGGACGATATTTACAGTAGTCATGCCAATGTCGCAGACGTAGCTATGTTCATGCTTTACAGAAAGCAGATTGAAAAAATTCTTCGGACTCAAGGTTTAGAGGACGGCAAAGCCGCTATAATGAATAGTATAGTCTCACCAAACCTTAACACTGGAAAAAGCAAGCCAAACTTTAAAGTAAAGTCTGGTAAGTTTGATCCAAAAGCGTTCATGACAGAGTAAACTTAAATAGTAAGTCAAAGACTGCATAGAGTTGAAAGTTAATTGGACAAAGTAAAATGTTTAATTAATTTAAAAATAAAAAAATGGCTAGAGTTTATACAGGTACCTACGGTTCAGGTACTACGGCCGAGAATGCGTTGAACACAGCTCTAATGCAATACCCAGAGATTGCTAGAACTTTAATTCAACAGTATCCTCGTTATGCTGCGACTTATCTGTTAGAAAGAACAGGAAGATTCGCAACAGAAAAAGTCCTAGGGGACAATTCTTTTGAATGGAAGGTTATGGGAAGATATAACACTCCATCATATTCTAATGGTTGGATTTCATCTGATGGTGTAACATTTGTAGGTAGTGCTGCTGGTTCAGGAGCTGCTGCTGTATCAGGACAAACATTAACAAGTGCTGATGCAAATGGAGATCAATTCTTTTTATCATTTGATGGTGAAGGAATATACACTACTTCAGGATTTGCAAATGCAAGCTTCCTTAATAAATTTGATTTAGTAAGATTTCAATCAGGAGCTACTGCTGTTGTATTGGAAGATCCAATTCAAGATGTAGCAAGAGCTGCTGCAAACAGTGGTTTAGTTGTAACAACTGCTTCTGCTGTTGTTAAATTTGAAATGATAGATGGTGCTGCTAATCCATTACAGTTAAGTGATATTCAAGCGGGATCAATTGTTGCTTCTATTGGATCTGCTTTTCCAAATGGATCTAATGGTGCAGATGTAGGTGAAAACTACGTTTATCCTTCAACACACAAGAACTATTTAACTACAATGAGAAAGAAAGTTTCTGTATCAGGTAAAGATCTTACAGATGTTTCTTGGATTGAAAATAATGGTTCAAGACTTTGGTACTTCACTAAAGAGCAAATGATGATGGATGAGTTTATGTATCAACAAGAACTACAAAGATGGTATGGAAGAAAATCAATTACTAATGAAAGTTCAGGTGTTGCAAGACCAGACGCTATTGTCAGTTCTGCAACAGGATTATCAGGAACATTAGCAACATCTATTGTTACTGGTGATGGACTATTAGCGCAAATTGATTCATCTAACCAAGCATCTTATACTTTAGGATCTTTAACTGAAGATATTATTACTGAGTTTATCGCTAAGATATCTCTTAATGCTACTTCAGCTGAAGGTAATGAGTATGTTGTAATGACTGGTACAGAAGGAAGATTAGCATTTCACAGAGCTATGAAAGACCTTATTGTTGCTCCTGCTGGTGCTTTCACTGGTGGTTCAATGCAAGGTGTAAGTGGTGATGTTGAGTTAGGTGCTAACTTTACTTCATATACTGCATTGGGTAATAAAATTACTATTGCTCACTGCCCAGTATTTGATGATCCAAATTTACATTCTCTTGCTGGTGGAACTAACTCGTTTGGTGACAACAGATTAAAAGAGTCTGCAAAAATGGTATTCCTAGACTTCGGAAGAACATCAGGTGTTTCTAACATTGAGATGGTTACTAAAGGAGCTGAAGGACAAAATAGAAGTATGATTAAGAAGTATGTAGCTGGTATGGTAAACCCTTATGACCAAAGCGCAATTTTGGCTGCTAATGCAGATGACAAGTTTGAAGCACACGTGCTTTCTGAAACTGGTCTTCTAGTTAGAAACCCATTGTCTTGTGGTATATTGAGTGCATCGTAATTATTAACCTTTAAAAATATAACTATGTCTAGAAAAAAATTCATATTCGTCAAAGATGCTGCTAATGATGCAACTTATATTGACGTAGACAGAGTGCATGATTTAGAGGTTACAAGCGCAACTGTATTTAATATTAATGCGTCTGATAATGAAGGTGGAGCTATTAACTTAGCTACAGTTACATGTTCAGACTCTACATTAGCCATAAAAGAACTAGCAAGACTTATGTCTGAGTCAAATTCATCTGATATTATTGTAGCAGATGATATTGCTGGTATACATATGGCACATGTTGAATCAGTTGCATCAGTTGACCACTCCTAATGTTTAATTTAAAATTCTAATAAAATGAAAAAAAGAAAATATTTATTTTTTGCAAACAGCGCTACTGATGCTGCCATCATACCCGCTGATAAAGTTAGAGATTTAAATATAACTGGAGCGAGCGGATCTGCTAAGTTATCTGTTAATTATTCAACAGATGCTGGTGGAGATGGTAGTGTTACACTTGATACATCAGATTCAGATGCTGCTGCAAGAGCTATACAAAGAGCTATTGCAACAAGTTCTGCGTCAGTTATAAATATAGCTGATGATGTAAAAAGTGCATTCATTACTGGAGTAACTGCTTGTAATACTATAACACACTCATAACTTAAATAACTAACGGAGGTCTGTAGAAGATCGTGCCTTTATGCGGGCCTCCTTTTTAATAACTATAATAAATTTAGAAAAATGGCAATAAAATTTGATTTTAATAGACTAAGAACTGCTGTAGATTCATTCTACAAAGCTAAAGACACAGTCGGTGAAGAAGTAGTGCATTTACCTGCTTTAAAAAGTGTAAAGAAGGTAATTGCTTTAGGTGATGCAAATGCAAATATCATTGATGATGATAGCAACTCACTTTATGCTTCAACTGCTGCTGCAACTGCTGATCGTACATATACTTTACCAGCGGCTGCAAAAGGATTGTGTTTTGAGTTTTTAGCTACTGTAGCGTCTGATACACACGCTTATATTTTTGAGGTTCCATCTGGAGCTTTATTAGGCGGTGTATTAGCACAAAATGGTACTGGAACTACAATTGTTCAGTCTGATGGTACAGATACCAAATTAACTGTTAATGATAATGTAGAGCCAGGAACACACTTACAGTTTCGTTGTGCAGATGACACTAACTGGGTTGTTTCAGGTGTTGTATTATCTTCAGATGCTGATCCAGCATTTAGTTAATAGATAATTAGAATTAAGGGGGAGCTTTATGCTCTCCCAAAATTCTTTATATTTGTAATATGAATTTTGTAAATTTTTTAAAAAGCATAGCTAAAGATCCAGAGGCTTGGGAAAAAAAACAAGTAGAGGATTCAAAAAAAAATCAAGTAAGATTCAATATTGGAGGCAAGTCAGGTTTTAAATGGAAGACTGAGTCTGCTAATAAAACTTGGATAGAAAATGGTAAGGTCGTAAGAGACAGAAAAGGAAAAACAATAAGCAAATAAGGAGTATTAATCAAAAAAAGAAAAATGAAACACATAGTATTAATCAAATCAAATAATCCAGGCAAATTTAATTACTGTAAGTTTGGAAATTATAAAGACAGAGAAGGAAGACTTAAAGAACTAATTGATATAAATGGACATAAAGTATCGGGCTTTGAAATGTTTCAAGCTGTGGTATCTTTAGATATTACTAAAGAATATGACAAAAGACTTTATGAGTTTTTAAAAGATCATCCATTAATCAAAGGTAAATTTACAATTGAAGATATATCAAGTAATGAACAGAAAAAAGCAGAAGACTCTATTAAATCAGCAGAAGCTGTAACAACCGCTTCAGAACTTAAAGAAAAAGATTTAAGAGATTTAGCTTTATTAATGGGTATAGATGCACAAATGCAACTTATGTTATTAAAAGCTAAAGTAATACAGTTTGCTAACGAAGATCCAGAGTCATTTATGAAGTCTATTGGAGATATAGATAAAGAGCATAGAGTATTCTTGAAAAAAGCTTTGGCAGAAGATGTATTACAAAAAGTAAATGGAGTATGGAAACATAACACATTAAATATTGGTTTAAATGAAGATCAAGCAATATTGTGGTTAAAAGATAATGGAGATTCATATGCATTGCTTAAACATCAATTAAGAACTGGTAAAAAAGAAGAAACAAAAAGTCTTGAACTTGAAGAAGTATCACAGTCAAAACTAAATGAAAGTTCTTTTATACAAGAAATAGAAAATAGTAAATAATGACATTAACCGAAGCCAGAGCGCAATTAGATATTTTAATAGATAAAGTAGATCAAGCTTATTTTACTGTATTAGAAAAAAATACTTTTTTAAATAAAGCTGGTGTAGAGTATTTTGATAAATACTACAACGCTATGGGTGCTAATCAATTATTAAGAGATAAGCTAGGTTATTTTATTAAAAATATTTTTATTAGAGGTAAGGCTGGAGTTGCTCCATATGATGATGATCCTGCAAGACAAACATATGGTTCTGTAGAAGATTATTTACATTTATTATCAGGAACTGTAAATGGAAAGGTGGCTAAAGTAGTAAGTTGGGAAGATTTTCAATATTTATCTGGAGATAATGGAACAGTAGCTCCTAGTGAAGATCCATATAATAGAGCTGATTATGATCATCCTATAATGACAATAGGACCAACTTTAGCTCAAACTGATCCTAGTATTGATTTTAATCCCAATGGCATATACTATTATCCTCATAATGAGTCGGTTATGCCTGGCGCTAGAACAGCTATACTTTCATATGTATTAGATTCAAGCACAGGAGAAATATTACAAGTAAATATTTTTGATCCAGGAGCAGGGTATGCATCTCCTGCAACTATACCTGTTGGAATAGGATTTACTACAGGTACATCACCTTTAACCACAGGAAGTGGATTGGGTACTGCATCAATTACAGTAGATACTATAGGAGGTCAAGTTGTTAATGTAAATATTATAAATGCTGGAGCTAATTATGGTCCTAATTTACAACTACAAATGCCAGATCCAATTAATCTTACTACAGTAACTAGTTCTGATAGCTTGACAATATCATATGTTAGAGAACCAATAAGTAGAAAAATTACCAATGAATTTGCACAGCTAAATTCATCTATGGCTCATGAAATAGTTCAAATAGCTGCAAGAATGATGTCTGCAGCAATTGAAAGTTCTAATTATGAGGTACAAAATAATGAATCTAATTTGTAGACGAGTTTCTTTTGCTCCCTGCTGCAAGAATAGGCCGAAACTAGAAATAGTGTAAGCCTATTTTTGTTTACTAGATAAAATTAACTAATTTTGTAAAGCGCAAATAATATTCTATGATTACTCTAAACGAAATAGCATACAATATCAAAAACTTAGCTTATGGTGGTAGTCATTCCACTGAAGAGAGTATTTCATTAAGACAAATAAAAAGCTGGATACATTATCATAGAGCTAAAATTATATCAGATAATTTAAACAGAGGCATGCTAACAAATCATAACTTATTTCAAGTATATGATTTATCTGCATACACTTTATTTGATAAAGTAGTAGCTCAGTACATAGATGACTTTACAGCAGATTTTCGTACTGCAGATCCTACAGACGCTAGTCTGTATGGTGATAATGGTGTGCGTTATTTAAGTTTAATTCCAAAACAAGGAAGCGCAGCAAATTATCCTAATCAAATAAAAGGAGATGTACCAGCCTTTTCTGCAATCACATATGATTCTTCAGGAAATGCTCAAAATACTTTAGCTGCTTTTAATAGAACCACTTATGGACAACCACAAAGAGATAGATTGATACAAGGTGATTGGAGAAATAATGGTAGGTTAGTTTTTACTGTACCACAACCATTACCTGTAGATAATTATTTAAGATCTGTAAGAAGTGTAAGTTTGTCTAGAAGAGCTGTTTTAGCTTCTAATCCAAATAGACAAGCAGCAAGTACATCAATAATTAATGTACCTATAAGAACAGGTCAAGGTAACTTATATAACCAACAACCTTTAGCTAAATTTTCTACAACATCTGGCACCAATCAGTTAGATAGAGATATGGTAACAGTATCTATAACTAATTTACAAGTATCTCCTAACTATATGAATAATACAGACGCATTAGATAATAAATCTGTTGTATGGGTTTATAAAGGAGCTTTAAGAGCAATTTTTTCAGATCCTACAAAAGTTGTAGCTAAAAGAACAAAAATAGGAACCGCAACACAATATAGAGATGATATAGATCCATATCCTTTACCTATGGAATATGTTAAAGATTTAATAGAAAGAATATTAGCATTAGAAGTAAGAACTGAATTAAGTATGCCATCAGATTTAATTAATGATGCACAAGATTCTACAAAACTACAAGGAGGTGGGGCTTAAATATAAAGATAAATATACATCTATTAGAGATATATATAATAGTATAAAGAAAAATTTAAATATACCATATACAATATATTATAACATTATTAAAAAATTTTGTATGATATTAATTAGAGATATGGTGGCTAGAGACAGAAAAGTTTATTTACCTAATAGTATGGGATTTATGTATTTAGCAGAAAAAGAACATAAAAGAGCTTTTCATACAAGAGTGGACTATAAAAAAACAAAAGAAACAGGAAATATTGTTACATATAAAGTTCCAATATTAACTGACTTTTATAAAAAAATAATATGGGTGAGACCTACAAAATATAGAAATTGTAAAGTTTTACCTCTTGGTTTTTCCAAAAAAATAATAAAAATAATAAATTTATAATATGGGTACAGAATTAACAGCACAAAGTTTAACAGTAACAATAACAGAAGCATTAGCTGTAGATCATGCAAATGGATCAACAAATGATATTGACTTTGCACAAACATACACACATACATATGGTAGTATAGCAAATGTAAATAAAAGAATAATTAAACTATCAAATACTAATTTAACAGAGATAGCAACATTAGGAACTGCTACAGCAAATGGTGCTTTTGTTAGAGCTGATATAAGATATATTAGAGTAACTAATTTAGATTCTTCAGATGTTTTACAGGTTGGATTAGACGATGAGGCATCGGATGCGGCTTATGTAGAGGTCGCTGCGGATAGCAGTATTATATTTACAGGTACAAAATGTGAAGGAGGTAATGGCGGTACAACTTTAGACAATGCAACAGCATTAAAGGTTAAAGGATCTGCTAATCAACAACTAGAATTATTTATAGCATCAGTATAATATGTATATAGACGCATTAACATTATTTACAGCAGTTGCTAGAAATTTAGGGCTGCCAGACTATAGGCATTTTGAAGACGCTTGGTTGGAATGGGCTTTTGAAGCTGAAAAATTTATAGGCAGTAATGAAACTTATCAGATAGCTGAAGCATCATATACTAAAACAGGAGCAAAAGCATCAGCAACTTTTACATTTACTGGTCAGCCTGAATCAGGAGATTATATAGATTTAAATGGTGCAAGACTATATTTTAGAAATCCCACAGATTTAGGTGGAGCAAAATCACCAAATGAATTAACAATAGGTACAACTTTAGAAAAAACATTAAGTAATAATAGTTCAACTGATTCAGGTCTTTTAGAAAAATTATCTGGAAATTTTCTTAATGCACAAGGTATTTTTGCTCAAGCGCTACCAAATACACCAGCTTTTGTTTATCCTGAAGCAATACAACCTGCAACGTATGCTGTTGATACTACAGCTAAGACACTAACAGTTACAGCAAAAGAAATAGGAATAAAAGGAAATAAATTTGAAGTGGGTGCTAAGTCTAGTAATATTACTGTAGACTCTAATTATTTATCTGGAGGTAAAGGTGTATATGCAAATCAACAAATTAAATTACCAGAAAATTTAATTAAACTCTTAGCTGTGCGTGTTGGATCAACAGATAAAACACATCAACACAAAGAACTTAGAGAAACTTCTTCTATACATACAGGAAGATTAGGTAAAGATGCAAATGATACAATACAAAGAGCCTTTAGATACTATATAGAGGGCAATCGTTTAAATATAGGACATGATAATTTAGATGATATAGTAATATCCTATTTAGAGTATCCAACTGATTTAAGAGGGTGGCCTATGTTTAAGAAGTCACACACAACGGCAGTAGCTCACTATGTAATGTGGCAACATAAATTAATAGATTATTACAATGCAAAAGTACCACAGTATATTATAAAAGATTTAGAACGAAGATGGTATCAATTATGTGCAAAAGCTAGAGGCGATGATAATATGCCTTCATCACCACAGATAAGACAAATAGGAAATATGTGGAATACATTAGTACCATTAACAAATAATAGAGGTTTAATAGATTTCTAGTATGGCTCAAAAAAAACAATTAAGTAGAGTAGAAGGATTTACTCATGGATTAGTTACAGATCCTGATCCAAGATTTCAAATAAAAGGTAGTTATAGTAAAGGACAAAATATAAGACTAACCAATAAAACTGGAGAAACTTTTACTGTAGAAAATATAGATGGTAATTCTTTAGCCATAGATTTATTTAAATTACAAAGTCAATCTTACAATAATGCTACAAACGGTGGTATATTAGGCACAAGACCAGACATAGACACACAAGGTCCAGTATCACCTGATTTTGTATTTTCAGAAATATATTCAGATCCAAATAATACTAATGAATTTGGTAATGTTGTTGGAGAATTTTATCCAAGTCCTCGTAATCCAGTATCAGGAAACCCATACACACCCACTAACACAGGTCCTTCAACAAATAATAGAAATCAAGGAATATTTCCTTTTTATAGAGATAATTTACCTGGACCATCGCAAATTGGAGATGTAAGTATGAACTCAGCTGCTGCAAATCAAGCTAATATTGTAGGAAGCATATCAGTTGGTAATGAAATATATTTAGTTATAGTTATAGCAGGATTTCAAGAAGACACAACAAGAACTATATTTTTAAGATTAATTTTAAACAGTGAACAAAATATAGAAAGAGTTGAGGATTTATTAGTTTGTTATAGTTTTCTAGATGATAAATATCCTGAATTAAATATGGATATAGATTCTCCAATAAGACTTGAGGCTTTAGTTGAAAACGAAACAATAACGAGGCTTTATTGGACTGATAATAAAAATCCATTAAGAACTTTAAATGTTAGGCAAGAGGGTAAAAATCAATTACCACCTAATACATTAAATGTAACACCTATGATGAAGCCATCACAACCAGTTTTAGATAAAACATTGAATGGAACTTTACCTACAGGTGTTTATCAATATACTTATAAATATATATCAGCAAATGGTGGTGAAACAACTTTTTCTCCATTGAGTAATATGTATCATACATCAGAGGAGGGATTTGGCTCTTCAACTGAATATGGTGGATCACCAAGTGGTGAAGTTAGTAGTCAAGGCTTTAGAATAGCAATAGATGATGTAGATCCTAATTTTCAATTTATAGAATTATATGCTTTACTATATGAAAGTTTTAATGTACCACCTAGAGTAGCGTTAGTAGATAGAAGAAATATAAATAATTCTGCTAATAGAGTAACTATTGTACACTCAGAGTTTGATAAAGAAATAGAAAACGGATTAGAAGAAGTTTTAATAGAAACTAACACTTGGGATTTATGTAAAGATATTGCTATAAAAGATAATATTTTATTTGCTGCTAATTTACGATCCAAACAAAATACTATAAGTGAAGAAGAATGGAATGTAAAAGTTTTGAGATATAGGATTAAAGATTTTAATTCTGTAACTGATGCGGCTGGAGCAAAACTTACAAAAGGAATGATTACCAGCACAGATCCATTAGTTAAAACTTATTATAAAGAATTTGGATCTGATACTAGATTACTAATATCTGATACCCTTGCTGGAAATGCTGCTTCAGGAGCGGCTATACATGATTATTTAAATGGTAAAAATTATGGTGATGAGTCTGAACCACAATATGGAACGTTATTTGAACAAAGACCAACAGCAACTAATTTTAAAACAGAAAAAGAATATAGGTTTTTACAAGATGGATTAACATTAGGAGCAGAAAGCTATGCTTATGGTGAAAACGAATTAGGAGGATGTAGATTGAGTTTTGGTGTTAAAGAAAAAGTAGCAGATATAACTACAAATGATGGTTTAGAACCTTATATTAATTCTATACAACATGAAGATGATGTTAATGGATATCAAACTGATGAATTTGGTGTATTAATACAAAGAGATTCTAACAATAAATTATCAGCCTTAATTGATCCTACAGATAGTGCAAGTGGATTAAATAATTTTGAAGCAACACAAACAACATTTAGAGCATCTATGAATTTAGGGGGATCAAAAGATCCACATTTATCTGGAAATCAAAGAGGATATCAAAGAGGAGAATTTTATAGATTTGGAGTACAGGTATATGATTTGAATGGTAGTCCTGGTAATGTACTTTGGATTGGAGATATACAAATGCCTGAAATGTACGATGTGTTAAGAATGATAAATGTAGATTATTCTGAATCACTAACAGTTAGAGGTTTTGATCCTC